ATCAGTGTGTCTCAAAGCAACCTTAGCCATGTCAGTCCTCCTCAGTCTCGTCTACCTCATGCCAGCACCAGTCCATGCCACCCACACTGTAGTGAGCGACACCATCAATCATCGTAGGCTCAACAACCTGACCGGCATGCCACTCACCATAGTTCAGGTAGTCACCTTGTGCGCGAGGTTGCACTAGACGCACCTCGTCACCATCGACACCATCGATCACCAGATACGGGTCATCGTCATCCATCCTGTCACGCTCCACAAGTTCAGCCAGCACACGAACCGTGTCAAGCGTGAAGAAAGGCACAGCCCAACCGTTCCAGCGCCTACCATCCAGCACCTTCGCAGGCAACGCAGGATAATAGTCGTCAATGCCTACCGTCGTGTCAGTGTATGTCGTCATGTCTCGTCTCCTGTCTCGTCTAGTTATCCAAGCCAGCAACAACACGGCGCAAGGCCGTGTCAATGTGGCTAGAGTCAAGCCCGTGTCCACTAGGTAGCAGACGCCACCCCCCTGCCTTCCAGAATAGATCCCAACGGTAACGCACATCCAGGTCATCCACCTGATCAGCGCGAGGGAAGCGGCCCTCACGGTAGTCCTGACGCAACTCCGGCGTATCCAACGGAGCAATAGCATCCGTGATCCTGACTAGCGTGTCCTTATCTACCTTCATGGTGTCACCTATCCTCTCGTGTCGTCTACGTTCAGTTATCCTGATCCTCTAAACCTCTACGGTATCCCTCATCCCACCCATTCTCATAGGCACGATCTATCATGTCAGTAAACTTCTTGATCATCTCATCTCGCGTCATCGTTCATCCTCTCGTCTACTTTACCTTGACCGTGCCACCCTGCTTGATCACCTGAGCATACCACTTACGTGACTTGTACGGGTCAGGACCCACCACGTAGTACGTCCCATCTGGTGCATGATCTAACGCACCATCATACTCATTCCCAAACACTGACGTAGCCTCAAGAAACACAATCTGTCCAGCCTTCACAGCCTCAGACAAAGCCCTCTTACTAGCAAACCTAGTACCGTCATCCGACCACATACCCTGCATGTCATGTCCTCTCATCTAGTCTAGTAGTTAGGTGAACCTAAGCTATATCAACCTGATACCATTATCTTGCGCGTGCACCGCACGCTCCCACGCCGTATCGTAGCCACGCTGCCACGCTTTCTCCCAAAGCATCTGCACCCCGGTGATGACCATAGCCACCGCCACAGGCGACAGGATGATAGCCAGGAAGATAGTCAGCCCTAGCGCGAAGTCACTCATCACACACGCTCCCTCATGTCAGCCAGATCGAACAACGTCCTAGCGGTCTGCGCGATAGCGTCATGCGCCTCACGCTTAGACGCGAACCCTCCCGACGAACCCCGGAACCCCGGCACGTCGTGATCGAAGCGCCACCGCGCATCAAAATCATAAGACACCACGTACCACACTTGACCATACGGTTGCCTTAGGTCAAGGTCTCGCCCTGCCCCAAGCCCCACACCGGCACTATCTAGTGCCCGTGACAGTCGCTCCAATGCGGCGATGATGTCAGCGTTAGTGATCCTAGCCATGCGCCTATCCTCTCGTCTAGTCTGGAAGTTTCTCAGTCCACACTACCGCACTAGGCGGTGCACTCTCAGCATTACACACGATCATCCTAGCCGTGTCAGCATCCCGCGCCACGGTATCCAGCACCATCACGCCACCATCGTGGCGCAACGTCACCCGATACCGGGCAAAGTCCCAAGGCTCCGTCAGGTAGTCCAAGCACCCATGACAGTACCCGTGAGCCTGTGCCTTCGCGTCAGCGTCGCACAATCGGCACACCCCATCCATGTCACCACTCTCCCATCTTGATGGGCTCGACCAAGCGCCTCTCAGCGGCATAGTCGATCCTGTCCACTGCAGGGGTCTCCCTGACGTAGCGCCGGACAGGAGCATCCTCATCGTCAGCGGCGACAGGTGACAGGACACCCGTGGTCGGGTCGATCGTCTCGCGAGGAGTACGGCGACGGGCACGGGCACCACTAGGTGCCCACCCGTCAGGATGCGACGCAGTACGCAACCCATAAGCACGACGGCTACGCCGCGCAGGGACACGCCCCAAATCGATCCATGAAGAACCGTACACGCTCGCGCTCGATGCGCGAGACATAGCCTTGTCTCCTCTCGTCTAGTCTGACCTGCTTGCCTTGCCTTACTAGATACTACCCTAGCACACTTGCCTAGCCTTGTCAAGTGATTAGGAACAGGTGAGAGCATGTACCCCGGGCGACCCGTTAGATAGGTGACTATCCCCTACCCCTGTTCCCCTGTTCACTTGTCTACCCCTATCTAAGCAGGTTAGCGACCACCTGTCAAGCCCACTAGGTAACGATCAGATAACGGCCAGGACAGGCAGGCATTATCCCATCATGTACCTAACCTGTCAAGCCACATTAGATAACAATATGGTAACAGAGCTCCAGGTTAGGCAACCCTAAGTTACCCGCCAGTAACCTACCCTCCCGTAGGTTACGCTCCCGTAGGTTACTGACAGGTAGGATAGTCTCTCGCCTAACGGCGTTAGGTGCTGGCCTACCCTGGCCTAATGCAGGTTAGCCTACCCTTACCTATACCCTTACCCTGTCCTATAGTATAGGGTTAGGGTCGCCTACCCTCCCCTACCCTCCCCCTATGGGGGGATATGCCCGAAGATTAGGCGACCTATGGGCAGGTTAGGTTAGCCTATCCTAACCGTACATATGTACGAATGACCCCAGGGTGTTAAACAACACATATACTATATATATATACTATCCCCTTCTAATTTTGCATAGTATTGTAATCTTGTGTGCCCCCTGTAGCTGGCCTGTTATATACCTGTTTGTCCGTTTTTTTGTGTGAGGTCGGTCACATTTAGGTAAATTCTTTGGTTTTAGGTGTCCACCTGGAGGTGTCTGGACAAGGATATATATATAGAGGGTTTTATAAGCGGCCCCTTCAGGGGGCCGCGTTATAGGTTTTCTGTCAGTAGGTTTTTTTGTCAGGTGTAGGTTTAAATGTAGGTATAGGCGGGTGTAGTGTGTCCTCTGGGAGAGGACCCTCGCCGTTGTACTATAGGTGCCGTTGTCCACAGGCTGTGGATAGCTTGTGGCCCCCCTGTGGGTGGTCCCTGGATTTAGGGTAGGGGTGTTCCGTGGCTGCAAGCGGTGCTGGCAGGAAGCGGAATGATCTTCCGGCTGAGGCGAAGAAGCGGTTTCTTGAGTTTTATGCTGAGGGCCGTACGATTAATGACGCGCTGGAGATGGCTGGCCGGACGCGGACGACGTATGAGGAGTGGCGGCGTAAGGATCGCCAGTTCGCTTTGGATGCTGACCGGATCAGGCAGATGCGTGTGGGGGCGCAGCATGTGAAGGGCGAGCAGATCCCTTTCTCAGAGTTCTCTGAGAGGTATTTGGATGCCAAGGTGTTCCCGCACATGCAGAATGTGGTGGATCTGATTGAGGGGAATGACCCTAGCTGGCGTCATCCGGGGATGACGTATGAGCCGGGTGAGCGGGACCTGCTGATCGTGAACATGCCCCCCGAGCATGCGAAGACTACGTCGGTGACGATCAACTATGTGACGTACCGGATTTGTATGGATCCGAATATTCGCGTGATTGTGGTGTCGAAGACGCAGGATATGGCGAAGAAGATGCTGTACGCCATCAAGACGCGCTTGACGCATCCGAAGTATGCGGAGATGATCGCGAACTACGCCCCGGTGGGTGGTTTTGATTCTAAGGCTGAGGCGTGGAATCAGAACATGATCTACATTTCGGACGATGCGCGTGATTCGGGCGAAAAGGACCCGACCGTCCAAGCTCTTGGTATTCGTGGTCACATTTATGGTGCCCGTGCCGATTTGATCATCATGGATGACTGCGTGGATTTGACGAACGCGCACGAGTTTGAGAAGCAGATTGACTGGTTGCAGTCCGAGGTGATTTCCCGTATTTCTTCTACGGGTGCCTTGCTGGTGGTGGGGACCAGGCTGGCAAGCAAGGATCTGTATTCGGAGATCCGTGAAGCTAATAGGTATCCAGACGAGGTGTCCCCGTGGACGTACCTGGCGATGCCTGCCCTGCTGGATGCTGATGAGGATCCGGCTAAGTGGGTGACGTTGTGGCCGAGGTCGAACCAGCCGGAACCGGGCGTGAAGGGCCGCGATGCGGAACCTGACGAGGACGGGTTGTTCCCGAAGTGGGATGGGCCGCGTCTAGCGAAGAAGAGGGCACGAGTTAGTCCAAGAGCATGGGCGCTAGTGTACCAGCAGCAGCAGGTTGCCGATGTGGGTATTTTTTCCGCTGAAGCGATGCGTGCCTCCATCAACGGTAACCGCATGACGGGCTTGATGCCGAGGGGCATGGTGAACTGTCGCCCTGACGGGATGGATGGTCTGATATGTGTAGCTGGCTTGGACCCGGCAATGGCGGGGCACACAGCAGCCGTGGTGATTGGTTTGGATCCGGCGACACAGAAACGGTTCGTGCTGGACATTTGGAACAAGCCCGCGATGACACCGGACCAGATCAGGGATCTGATCAGGGAGTGGACGACTAAGTACGGTATCACTGAGTGGCGTGTGGAGAAGAACGCTTTCCAGTCGATGCTGACGCAGGACCGCGAGGTGCGCGAGTATCTGGCTGGTGCTGGTGCCGTGTTGCGGGAGCATTTCACTGGCTCCAATAAGCATGATGTTGATTTCGGTGTGGCGTCGATGACGACGCTGTGGGCTGGTTGGGAAGATAAACGTCAACTAATTGAACTGCCTTCTACTGCTATCAGTGAGGCGGCGAAGTCGCTGGTGGAGCAGTTGCTGATCTGGCATCCTGCCGCACCTAAAACGCAGAAGACAGATATTGTGATGGCTTTGTGGTTCGCTGAACTTGCTTGCCGTGATCGCGTGATGGCGATGAGCAATTTTGCTCGTTCCCACGTGAATAACCCGTTCGCTACCCGTTTCGATAAGTCCACGCGAGCGACGGTTAACTTGAATGATGCGGAACGTGACCGCATGTTCGTGACCCTGTAGGAGGATGGGTGCCGACAACGGCTGAGGTTGCCAGCCTCTACAACAGGCTGCGTGTGCAGAACAATGACCGTGACCAGCGGATGCGTGACATTAAGCAGGTTCGTGGCGGTCAAATGGGAATGGTGTTCCCTGAACTGTTCCCTGAGGATGGCCCGTTCACTCGCCCGATTGTGGCGAACATGGTGGATGTGGCTGCGCGTGACCTGTCTGAGGTGATCGCGCCTCTGCCTTCATTCAACTGCTCTAGCTCGTCTATGGTGTCGGATTCTGCGCGGAAGCGTGCAGAGATGCGTACCCGTATCGCCACCTACTATGTGCAGTATTCGCAGTTGCAGAAGCAGGCTTATACTGCCGCTGATCGGTTTGTGACTTACGGTTTCGTTCCCGGTATTGTGGAGATTGACTGGGACGAGAAGATGCCGCGCATCAAGTGGCTGGATTCGATGGGCTGCTACACGGTGCGCGATAAGCGTGACCGGGTGAAGGCGCTGTTCCAGACGATCAACTACCACATTGATGACTTGATTGCGAAGTTCCCGCAACTGCAGAACGTGATCTTGCAGCAGGTCCCTGGCATGTCCACGAAGATTGAGGTCGTGAGGTATCACGACAAGGATGCGGATATCCTATTCCTGCCTGGTGAGGGCGGGATCGAACTGCTGCGTACCGCGAACCCGGTGGGCAAGTGCCTCGCGGTTGAGGTGCGTCGTCCTGGCCTTGATGAGGATCCGCGTGGTCAGTTCGATGACGTTATTGCGGTGCAGGTAGCGAAGGCACGTTTCGCTCTACTGGCGATGGAAGCGGCACAGAAGAGTGTGCAGGCACCTATCGCTTTGCCGCAGGATGTGCAGGAACTGTCACTCGGTTCTGACGCTGTACTACGTTCTACGACACCGGAGAAGATCCGGCGCATCCCGCTTGAGGTTCCTGCTGCCGCGTTCCAAGAGCAGGGCGTGCTGGACAACGAACTACGTCAAGGCTCGCGTTATCCTGAGGTTCGTGGCGGCAACCTAGACGCATCTATCGTCACTGGTCGTGGCGTGCAGGCGTTGATGACCGGGTTTGACACCCAGGTCCGCACCGCGCACGCCATGTTCGCTGAAGCATACACTGATCTTATCGCTCTCTGCTTTGAAGTGGAGGAGCGATGCTGGCCGTCGTTCCGTAAGACTGTTCGCGGCAACGACAACGGTACACCTTATGAGGTTTCATACTCGCCCGAGAAAGACATCAAGAACGATTACTCGGTCGATGTTCAGTATGGCCTCATGGCGGGTCTGGACCCTAACCGTGCACTGGTGTTTGGGTTGCAGGCCCGTGGTGACCGTCTCATCTCGCAGGACTGGCTGCGCCGCTCCCTGCCGTTCTCACTGAACGCGACGGAGGAAGAGCAGAAGCTGGACATTGAGGATATGCGTCAGGCGCTGCGTCAGGCGGTTGCTGGTTACGCGCAAGCCATTCCTGTTCTTGCCCAGAATGGTCAGGATCCTGGTGAGATTCTTGCCCGTCTTGCGTTGATTATTGAGGGACGCCAGAAGGGTAAGCCGATTGAGGAAGTGATCGCGGAAGCGTTTGCTCCCCAAGAGCCGCCACCTGGCATGGTTGAGCCTGCAGATGTTGGCGCTTCCCCGGTCCCTGGCGCACCTGGCGAGGCTCCCATGCCAGGTGGTGAGTCTATGGAAGGCATTGATGCTTTTGGTAGGCCGCGTGGTGTCGCACCTGGGCAGGCTGGTTTGCCGCCTGGTGGTCGTCCTGATTTGAACTTCCTTCTTGCTGGGTTGTCGTCGTCGGGGCAACCTAATCTTTCAGCTTCAGTTTCCCGTCGTGTTCCAATTGCATAAGGAGAAGTAAGATGGCAGTTCCGAATGCAGCGCCTAAGAAGCCTGCGAATCAGGGCGGGAAGGCTCCCGCGAATGTTCAGCCGCCGAATGTAAATGTGGCTAACGTTGATAACACGAATGCGCTTCCGCACCGTTACGAGGGTACTGCGAATTCGTGGACGAATCATTCTGTTGCGAAGCAGCCTGGTGGTACTCGTGGCTCAGGTAAGGGGACTCGCTGATGTGCAATTTCTGTGGGTGTCAGTCAAAGGTCGGCAATGGCTACGGTGGTAGCAAGAGCGGGAGCAAGTGATGAAGGCTCAGTCAGGAAGCACTGGCAAGGGCATGTCCCGTCGTGACTACCTCACCCAGACCAAGATTCGGGTCGGCAAGAAGACCAACTCGGGTCGTAACGGTGGCACTGGTGTGAAGCGGCAGGGATCATCATCAGCTTCAGGCGTCTATAAGCAGAAGCGTGGCAAGTAAGAAGGCGTTCTGGGATCGGCCTAACCCGCGCAAGAAATCCACTCCCCTGACCCCAGCTCAGAAGGCTGCGGCGAAGGCGCGTGCGAAGAAGGCGGGTAGGCCGTACCCCAACCTCGTTGACAACGCTGCTGTCAGAAAGAAGAAGTGATGGCTGCGAAGAAGGACTCGCGCCTAGAGCGTGCTGGCGTATCTGGCTACAACAAGCCCAAGCGCACCCCTAACCATCCCACGAAGTCGCATGTCGTTGTGGCTAAGGACGGTTCGCAGGTCAAGACGATTCGTTTTGGTCAGCAGGGTGTGACGGGTGACAGGCAGCCAACGAAACGTCAGGCGTCGTTTAAGGCCCGTCATGCGAAGAACATTGCGAAGGGCAAGATGAGCGCGGCCTACTGGGCCGACAAAGTTAAGTGGTAGGGAGCCGGGTGTGGACGAGGACAACGAGTTCGAGATCATTGACGAGCAACCCGTAGTCGTTGAAGCCACACCCTGGTTCAACTCTGACACGGTAGCCACCTCCATGATGTTCGCCTCGCAGATGGCGCAAGCCGCTGCTGAACATTTCCAGAACCTTGCCCTACTGGCCCTTGGTCAGTCAGCGCACGAGTGGGTTCAGGTGGATCGGGAAGAGTTCGCTGACGAGACAGCGGCTGACATTTCAAAGATCGTTGTGAAGGAGCAGGATGGCTGAGGGTCGTGGTGGTTACCGCCAGCCGAGTAATCCTGCGCCTGTGTCTGGGCCTGGGGCTATGTCGCGTCGTACTGATGGTCAGGGCGCGAGGTATATGGCTGGTGGCGAGTATGGTGAGGGTCAGGAGATGATGGATCTTCAGACTTCAGCACCCATGTCGCAGGCTTCTGAGGGCCGTGCTGCTACTCCTCGTGCCCGTGGTGGTCGTCAGGCCGCACCTGAGGCCGCTCGTCCTACGCCTTTGTTTGCTCCTACGGAGCGACCGGATGAGCCTATTACTGCGGGTGCCCCTTTCGGACCTGGACCGGGACCGGCAGAAACCTTGCAAATGTCTAAACCAGTGAACAACCTTGAGGTTGTCGCTAAATATCTTCCCGTGTTGCAACAGGTGGCAACATATGATGGCGCACCAGACAGATTTCGCGCACTGGTGCGGTATCTCCAGGGTTCGCGATGAAGCGTGGCAAGTGGAAGGCCGGAACGGTCTGGGACAACTTTGCTGCAGCCGCTGACGCTGTTGGTTTTGAGAATGCTGATATTGCGTGGGGTTTAGCGCAAGTGCCGTGGGAATCGCTAGTTGAGCGTGACCAGTTCCTTGATTCTCTTTCAGCACAACGAACCCGTGATCTTTACGGAGACAGGATTTTCGGTGGGTAACTTTATAGAGGACTTCCTCTTTGGTGCTCCCGACTCGCGAACAGGTGAAACGCGAGGCGGGATTCCCGCTGTCGCGGACTGGCTATGGCCTTTCGAAAACATGTGGGTTTCTAGCGCCGTCGATTCAACAGCAGGTCAGGTGCTTACTGCTCCCGCTAGGGCAGGTGCCCAAACCGTTCTTGGCGGCTTGACTGCTATCGAGGTAGCAGAGTCATATCTTCTCGCTCGTCCCGCTTCTACGTTGCTTCAGGCTTCTGCAACTTCCCGACGCAACATTAATCCGCTGTACCGCGATGGTATTCAGCTTCAAGATTTTGTTGATATGTGGAACGCAAGCGAATACATTTCGCCTGCCCGCGCACTAACTCAGCGTCAACTTGCACAGCGTGCACCTGTCGAAATTGCTCCCGGCGCTCCTGCTGAAGCAGCAAATCTTTACCGTGCCATTAGTGAGCCTTACCCTCAGGTCGGTGGTGTCACCCCTGAGCAGTATGAAGAGGCTTGGGATAATTCTCCTTTTGGCACTGTGGTGTCTGGCACTTACGATCTTGCTTTCCTTCTTCTTGCTGGCGGCAAGGGCGTTAATGCTGCTGCTTCAACCGTGAAGAAGGCTGCTGGTCTTTCTACTAAGATTGATGATCTTCAGAAGGTTACTCGCATGCGCGAGGGCATTGAGGGTCACCGGGAGTACCGGGCAACCAACGGACAGTCTGGTAGATTTAACATTGACGGCAAGTATGTTGAGGATCTTGCTAAGGAAACAGATGTTGCTCGCATTCTTAGCAATCCGCTTCTCACCCGGTGGACGGGATCTGGTTCTTTCAATTCCACGGAACTTGCCAGGAATATAGCGAAGACCGACAGCGAGGATTTGATCACTGAACTTGTCCTTGCTGATCGTGGTGACCCACTTGCCCTTGGGCGGTTGTTTAACACTGCGCCTGATACAGTGTGGTCATTGACCGACATGAATGAGAAACTTGCTCGCGAGTTTGCTGTTGGCGGTCAGTTTATTCCGTCGCCTCAGCAAGCCAGAGTTATCAAGGCTACTTTTGATTCGGCTGTTGAGCGTGATGAGTTTTTCCGTTCTGTGCGCGATATGTTTATGTCGGGCAAGATGGATGACCCTGTTGACATTGTTGACGATGTTGTTGCGAAGATTGACGGTATTCCGCTGACGAGTGCTAGGGGTCAGCGTCTTGCGGCTTTGAATGATGAACTTGAGGCCGCAAGAAACAAAATGGCAGAGGCTGATAACCCCTTGAACCTTCAGATGGGCTCGCAGCAGCGCGGGGAGGCGGTTGTTGATATACGCCGCATTCAGTCTGAAATTGAGGCCTTGAAGAAGCAGCCTCCTGCTTTTGACGAGTTCGCTACTCCTAACGTGCCCGAACCTGGCAAGCTCAACGCTATTCGTGGCACTGGTGCAAACTTCGTTCCGATTGGCACTGAGGGTGTTGCGCCGATTGCTAACGCAACTGGAATGGCACAGCGTTGGCTGCGTAGAACAATTGCCGACGCGCGCATAAACCGGCCAAACACTTATGTTGAGATTCCTCTTGGGGATCGTGCTTCTGGTCCGTTGACCACGCTTTTGTTTTGGGCTGGTAACCGGCAGCCTTTGAACATGGTGAGCTACAATCGCCTTCGACCCGATGAGGTCGTTGAGGAGATGATTGCGTACTCGCGTAGTGCGCGAACTCTTCGTCAAAAGAATTGGACTGTTACCAAGGTCGATCCTGATACTAAAATTTCTGAGACTGTCCGTATGCCTGCATGGGCTTGGCGTGCGGAGGCTATCGCCCGTATCGCTGATGCTAAGGCCCGGGGAGACAAGGCACTTGATACTACGGTTCGTGAACTGCAAGAAGAACTTATTTCTGTTCCGGTGAACAAGTACAACATTCCTACTGCTGATAAAGAAAAAATTATTACAGGGCTCCGCGAGAAGGTTGACGAGTCTCAAGCGCAGGTTGCTAATGATGGATTTTTTGTTGATGAAGCAGGTGTGACTGTTCCTGATCCCGTCACGATGCGTCAGTTGCCTGATTCTTTGATGCTGATGCCGTTGGACGATCTTGACTGGGCTCTTCGCACAGTAAGTTCTACTCGTTACGCTCGTCGTGGTCGTGGAACGCGCAGACTGATGCGCTGGACGAGTTCTGCTTTTGACGCTATCTTTAAGTGGTTCCGCACGAATATTCTTTTCCGACCGGGGTACGTTCCGAAGAATTCTTTTGCCGAGCCAGGTGTGGCTTCCATGCTGGCTGACGGCAGCCTGTTCCCTGCCGATGGCCTCGGTAATGCGCTTAAGCGTTTTGACACAAACAATGAGCGTCGCATTCTTCAGTTTAAGTATGCGGTAAGAGACAAGTTGCCTTTGTCTCCTGCTCGCAAGGACGCCAAGAGGGCTCAAGAGATTTTTTCTTCTTACCTTGAGAAGAGTCGTCGTCTTGAGGAACTTCAGGCGCACATCGATGACTTAGATTCTGCTGGTACTTCCCCTTCAACAAGGGCCGCGTATCTTGATGCTGCTAAGGCAGAGCGTAAGGTTGTGTATCGTCAGGTCAAGGATCTTGAGAAGGAACTTGATTTGATTGATGATGCGTGGACCCAGGTTGACGAGGTTCCGACGTATTCTGAGTTGTCTAATCGTGTGACTAATCTTCGTACTGCTTTGACTGACCCTGAGTTTGTGTCGGAGGCTACTCGCCGTATTGATGAGTTGCGTGATCTTGCTGCTACTCGCCAGTCGGGCGCAAGCAGCATTGGGTCAGCGCTTGAGGAAATTAGTCGGCTCCGCGACCGTCGAGCATCTCTTGTTGCAACGAGGGATTCGCTTTATAAACGCCCTGGCCGTATGGCTGCCGAACGCGACCTTAGAGATCCCACAAAAAATAAGCGCAGGGATCTTATGGATCCTGAGGCACCTGAAGCTAGGGTTGCTCCGGATGATGTTGAGCGCCTTGCGCGTAACATGGATCCGAGAGATAAAACTCGTCTTAGCCGTGAAGGCGGTCGCGGCGATGCGGAGCGCCGCATTGAGGGTATCATTAGAAGCATTGCTTACATTGACGAGCAGATTGCAGCTACTGAAGCAACTGTCCGAATGCTTTCTAAGAAGCGTGTTCCGCAGTCAGGTTTGACGCCTGTTGAGCAGGCTGAACTTGACCAGTTGAGTTCTCTCATTTTTGCTCGCAGCAAGGTTGACGTAGGCGACCTTGACGCTCAAGCCTTGCTTGATGACCTTACGGCCAAACTTGATGATATTCGTGAGCAGACGTTTCTTCTTGAGCCTAATGCTTTGAAGGAAATGCAAAAGCTACGGGATGAGATTGCTGCTCTTGACGGTGAGCGTGCTTCGCTTTCTGACCGTATTGCTTCTCGTGTTCTTGCTCGCGAGAAACTAGGTGAGCGGGAACTGAGTGGTGAGGTTGACTACGAACTGAACGTCGGTGGGATTATCTACAAGATCCCTGCACCGTTTAGCACTGTTGACAACTATGGTTCCGCGTACCGCGCCGAGGCTGCTGCTGATTTGACTGCTGCTCAGACTATGACCGGTGGCAGGTTGAACGGTGCAGGCTCTGGTTTGCGTTGGCGGCAAAGCGAGCTCGGTGAAGCGATTCAGCCGTTTGATCCGCGCTACTGGACCGAACTTACTTACGTTATCAACCGCCACATTGTTGGTGACGAATTTGCTAACCTTCTTCTTTCCGGTAAATCTGATATGGAGATTATGAAGTGGTTCCAGTCTCCTACTGGTAAGAAGTACATGGAGCAAATGGGCTGGACTTACGAGCAACTTCGTGGTGGCCCTCGTGGCTCAGTTCCAGCAACTCCTCTTGCGGGTGAGACTGTCGGCGCTCGTATCACTAAGTTTGAAGATGGCATTATTGCGAAAACTCGCAAAGATTTGAACAATTACTTCCCTGATCCGACTTTCAGGGCTCGCCTTGTTGAGTCTCGTGAGTGGACTCCAGGTGAGATTCAGGCGGCTCTGGGAGGAATTGAGGGTCTTGCGCCTATCTATGGCCGTGGCCTTGAGTTTGTTGGCAACCGTGCCGCAAGAGTCAACCGTGCCGTAAACAATGCTTTGAATAAACTTTGGGGCAATCTTGCGGTGAAGCCCGAATCTCGCTTTGGTCGTTTCCCGTTTATGACTCGCGAGTACCGTCGCGAGATGGAGCGTGAAATTAGAATTGCACAGGACCGTGGTCAGATTGTTGACGGTGCTGCTCTTCAGGCCATGCGAACTACTGCTCAAGCGCGTGCGTTGAAAGAAATGGAAAACACTTTTTATAATGTTCGCCGCATGACAAACCCTGTGTTTTCTATGCGTTACATTACAGCGTTTGCTGCTGCCGCCTGGAACACGGCATACAGGTATTTCCGTCTTGCCTACCGAAATCCTGGCCGCGCGACGGTGATGGCTAACGCATGGATGAACGTTCTTGAGTTTCTTGGAACTGACGAGGACGGTAACGAGGTTAAGTCTTGGAAGGACACAAAGTACATTGTGTTCTCCATTCCTGAAGAGTGGGATATTCCTGTAGATTCCAACTTGAAGATTGATGCTAATTCGATCAACCTTGGAACACAGGAGGGCGGGTATCTGCCGACTCTTACTCTTCCCGTGAGCGCAATGATGCGGGAAAAGCCTGAGCTATCTAAGGCGATTAAAGATCGTTTCCCTGAGGTTTGGGAAGCAATGTTTGGGTACGGCACTGGGACCGACCCTAACTATGATCTTCTCGGCATTCCTCTTGACCCGCTCCTTGCTTCATACCAAAAGAAGGGTATC